CCAAGGTTTATTCAAACGCAACGGTGCAAGAAACAGTGCCAGAAATGACAACATACAAACCTTTGCTGGTAAACATGCCGTCAAAGAAATTGTAATTTGTGCCCGCCACAGGGGTGAACGTGGCAATGATCACTGGATCACTGGCGCTCGACACAGCGGAGTCGTACACGGTGATTGTCGGGGTGCTTGACGCAGCGCTGACAAAGATGCCCTTCAATTTGGCCGACATGGGCTTGATTTGACGGGTGGCGGTGATTTGTGCGTAATTGGAAGACATGATTGGTCCTTATGCGAGGAATTTGAGTTTGTAGATTGTGGACAGGTAAACCGCAACAATCTCGTCGATGATGTTTTGCAGCGCAGAGTCCGTCTTTTCACAGACCTTGTACCGATTTTCCTCGATGTAGGCCATCGAGTCCTCCAAGAACGGCAGAATTGCGCCGTCTTTTCGAGCCGACTTCAAAGAAATCGGACCAATCATGCCGTGGCGACCTTGGTACGCCTCGGCATATTTGTCAGCAAGTTCCACAATGTCGCGGTAAAAGTGCCGCAAAGCCTTGTGCTTGGAGTACGAACGGGTGTTCAAATGCACGGAATGGGCCACATCCCGGGCCAAGAACAACTCACCCATGAATTCAGCGCAACTCATTACATCATCCCTTCAGGTGGCATTTGACCTTGTGGTGGGGCCATTTGAGGCTGTCCCATCGGCATCTGGGGCTGCTCCATTGGAGGCATCTGGGGTGCGCCACCAACCAAGTCGCCAGTGTCCATTGCCGCAGCAATGGTGCCCATCACGATGTCCTGGATCTGCTCGGGCGACATGCCAGCTTGCACCGCGCTGATGCGCTGTGTCTCGGCAGCATAGCCTTTGACCTCGGCTTCAAACTCTTTGATCTGGAGTTCGCGGGCTTCCATGCTCTGACTGACGTTTTGCAACATCTGGAACATGTTCTGCATCTCGGCGTTCATTGCTTCCATCTGCTGGTTGGCAGCGGCCAAAGCTGGATCGTCATCGTCGGCCAGCACTTTGGGGTCGATGGTTTTCTTAAAACGCTTGGCAAGGTCTTGGGCACCGGGCCAGTCCATGTTCTTGACAAACAGGTCGCCAGCAACTTGCCACAACTGTGGGTTGCCCTGCAACAACTGAGCCATGCTCTCCAAGGCTTCTTGGCGCTTGGTGGCGTAGCCGGGGCCGGTGATCACGCGAACATCGTACTTGCCCACGTTGGGGTTGTAGATTTTCTCGATCAGGGTACCTTCTTGGTCCACGATGCGTTTGACCGGCTCTTCCTGCATCGGGTTCATTTTGACGGTTGCGGGTTCACCGTCTTCACCAATAATGCGGGCGATGCGCTCGGTGTCGTAAATCTTGGGGATCAAGTCAACAAGCTGGCGACCGATGTGACGAATCGCACGGGCCAAGTTGTCAACGTAGTGGTAGGTGCCGACATCGCCTTCGCGCTGGCGGGCCAAAATGGCCTTACCGGACCGCTCGTTGCTGGTCATGCCCAGCGAAGCGTTGTACTGACCGGTGGCCGACTTGATGTCTTCTGCGGCACCCGCTTTGGCTTGCAACAAGCCGCTGGAAGCCATTGGGGGCTGGGCGCGTTGTGGCAAAGGCAGCACTTGACCCTGACCATCGGTCACATCTGGGTTGACTTCCAGATAGGGCCAGTTGTTTGTGTTGGCCGTTTTCCATTGCTGCTCGTAGCCTTCAAACTGACCACCGTAGCCGATGAATGGGGCTTTGGGGGCCAAGGCCAACATCTCGGCTTCCTGCGAAACCCAGTAGTTGTACATGCGCTGCGCGTCTTTGGCGTTACGCACCAGACCGCTGACGTACATGCGGCCATCAACCTCAAATTCGTTGCCCACCACGCGCACCACGGGGATGTAGGCACCAGCCCACTCGCGTGATTCAAGCAACTCGTAGCCGTTGATCTTGCACCACTTGACCTTTTTGCGGTCAGCTTCGCGTGATCGAATGGGCTTGCCGAACATCATGCGCAGGGCTTTGTCTTCAGGGGTGCCGTCAAACGCAGTTTGGTTGCCGGGGTACAAGTTGAGCGTCTGCTTCTCGTACTCAATGTAGAAATACTCGGCAATACGGATCGTGTTTTCGTTGATCCACTGCGAGATCGACTGGTCACCCACGCCAAGGCTCATCAGGGTGCTGATAGGCGCGGCATCGGGGTACATGCGCTCATATTCAGCTTTTGTCACGTCTTCCGTGACAAAGCACCAGCGGGCATCTGCACCGGTGGGGTCTTGGATCATGGGGTCCATGTAGACCGAGAAGCTGTTGCGGATACGGGCGATCTTGATGTCCTGATCGAACGTGTCTTCGTCGCAATACTCGGTCAACAGACGGATGTAGCCTTCACCATAGGAGACTTGGTTTTCGCAAGCAGTGTCGTAGGCCACGTCGGCATCGCTGATGTATTCGATGTGGCGAATGACGCCGTTGAACACCTCGGCCATGTCCACGTCGGCTTCGTCATCGGCGGGGATGACTTTGATGCCGGGGCGGTTCATGCGCTGCTCGTTCGTCACCTGATGAACGTGCTGGGGCAGCTTGTTGATGGTCAGGCAGGGGCGGGCGTTGATGGTTTGACCCTGCACAGCGCCACGGGTTTGCAGCACATCAGCGGGCCACTGCCACTGGTTGTCGGGGGATGCAGCATAGAACCGCAAATCGTCAAGCTCGTCTTCCCGGGTGTCCGAATAAGCCGCCATTGCCATTTTCATGCGAGAACGGGCAACGGTCAGAATTCCCTCGGAGCCACCTTTTGAGGGGTACGGGCCGTTTTTTGCCACATTACCTGCGGCGACGATTCCGGTGGTGTCTTTCATGCTTCAAATACTCCAAGGGTGTGCAATTCGCGCATTACGAGGAGGTCTTCACCTTCCCATTTCAAGTCCTGCCCGATTGAATCACCGAATAATACCTTGTCACCGACCTTGATGTCCATAGCTTGTGGGCCAACGGAGATAACGGTACCGGTACCGGTTTTCTTCTCGCGCAGCATGATCAGCAGCGCGTGTTTCTCGATGTCAGGGCGAACGATCAGGCAGTCTTGCAGGGCTTGGATGGTCATTTTTTACCTTTTGGGGCGGGTTTTTGGGCTTCACGTTTGACGCTGTATGCGATGGCAACCGCCTGTTTTACGGGCTTTCCAGCGGCAACTTCGGCCTTGACGTTCTTGCGAAACGCCTCTTTTGACGCGCTTTTAACGAGTGGCATCACTTCCCCTTGCTTGGCTTTTTGGCGGTTTTGGCAGACTCTTTGAAGTCTTTGGCGGTGGGCGCACCAGCGGCACCAGGCTTGCGCATCTTCTCACCGGAACCGGCTTTGATTCGCTCGCGCTTGGCGTTGATGTTGGCATAGAGTCCGGGTTTTGTAGCCATGATCAGCACTTCCATCGTTTAAGTGATGCCTTGGCGCGTTCTGCATCGCCTTTGGCGTTTTTGACAACCCCTTCCATCCGAGCGCAGAAACTGGCTTTGCGGCCTTCATCTGCTTTCGTCTTTGGGTTAGGGGCGGGGGCTTTAAGGTTCGATCCAGTCTCGCGGTTGTACTTGGCACGGCCCTTTTCAGTCAAGCCAGCGCCCTTGGATGCGGGCAGCTTCTCGCCACGCCCGACAGACAATGAAACGCTTTTCTTAGCCATATCACGACCCCATCCAAGATGTTGAAACCGAACCATTCTGCGCGTTGCGCCGAACCATTGTGCGCTCATTGTACTCCCGATGTGCAACAGGGTACGCAAACGTCACAGCAATCGCATCGGCGGCGTCGGGCGAGGCGACACCCCGGGCCTTCATTTCCTTCTTCCCCTCAAGGAAGATGGTACCTGCCGAGTTGGGCTTCTTCATCGGGCCGATCAGGTCGCTTTTGAGCAGTCGGTCCTGCGGCAAGCTGGCCGTCTTGACCCAATCGCGCATGGCACCCCAAATCTCAGCCCGCTTGTTGCCCCACATCACGGGGTTCTTGGCCTTCCAACCGAAGTTCACCCCACGCACTTTGTACTTCTGCTCGTTCAATCTGTCAAGGATGCCGTAGCCCAGACCACCCTCGTCGATCACGGTCAGTGCTGGGCGGTACTCTTCGATGGCGTCGATCACGTGGCCCACCACGCTCATGGTGTCCTCACCCTTGAACCGCTTGATCGCCACGATGTCACGGCCACGGCGCACGGCAATCACGGTGCTGTCCATACCGCCCCGGGCCGGGTCAACGCCGATGATCACGGGTGCGGTCATGTCTTTGTACTGTGGGCGCTTCATGGCGTCATCGACCGTGTGGGGTGCGATGAACTGGTCTTGGCCGCTCTTGGGGAAGTCACCGTAGACCTCGACCCGGGCCTCGTCGGAGTCCTCGCCGTACTCGTCAAGAATCTGCTGGTAGATGCTCTTGTCGGTGCCCTCGACGGTGCGGGCGTCAATCTTCTCGCTCTCCCAGAACTCCCGTTTGGCACCGTCCACGGCCTCGTAGAAGTACCCGGTGTTGCGCCGACCGTTGGAGAACGCGAACCAGTACCGATCCAAGATGTTCTCGGTAAAGAAGCCCGCAGCCACGGACCAAATGCTGTCCGGTATACCCGACGCCTCGTCGAAGATCACCATCATGCCGTCCATGTTGTGCACACCGGCATAGGCGTCTGGGTTCTCTTCGCTCCACAGCTTGCCCTCGGCACCCCAGTACCGGGTGCCCTTGCGCAGGTCACGCTCGACCAAATCGGTCAACCAGTTCGCTGGCTGCAAGCTCGTGGCCGTGGGCTCCCACCAGTGGGCGTTCAGGGCCATCGTGACCCATTTGGTCAACTCACCCCATGTCACTTTCCTCAACTGGTTCTCGCTGTTAGCCGACACGATGACAGACGATCCGATGCGAGTGGTCAGCATCCACAGGATCAGCCACGACACCAGTGCCGACTTCCCCACGCCACGACCCGAGGACACGGCTCTGCGCAGTGCGTCGATCAACTCGTCGTTGTTCTGCTTGCCCTTGTTGTCCTTGATGAACTGTGTGATCCTGCGCAGTGCCCGACGCTGCCACGCTCGGGGGCTTTTGAAGTGCTCAAGGGGCGTGTTCTTCTGCCCCCACGGGAACACAAACAACACAAACGCCTCGGGGTCATCACGCAGCGATGGGCTCCAAAGCTGCGTCATGAGCATCTGCTCTTCTTCTGGCGAGTACCGGGGCTTCTGCATCAGTCGATCCTTGGTGTCACATCAATCACCTCGGCCTCAATCACCCGAGCCTGGGCTTGTGCGAGTGCCTCGGTGATGGATATGGAGCCGCCGAGTTCAATCTGCTTTGTCTCGCCGTAGCGTTTCTTGTTGTGTGCGCTCATGAGCCACTTGCGCGTGTCGATGCGCAGCTTGTCCCTGTTGACCGTATCGTTTGATGTGGGGTCAACCGACTCGATGCCATCGGCAATCTCCAAGATTTCCCCGGCCAAGAACTCGGTGCGCATCTCCTGCGCTTCCTTGAACCGCTCATGGCGAGTCGGCTCACGCTTGACCCAGCGCAAGAAGTCCTCATAGGACACGACCCGATGGTCATCCTCAATGAGCGACTGGAGTGACCTGCCACGGTACACGTCCTCAATGACCCGCTCAAATATCTGCTCATATTCGACATGGCGAAGCGCCCTCGACTCAGCAGGGAGCTTCGGGGGCTTGGGGTCAGGCACGGACAGCCAGTTGGGTAACGATGATTCTCCGGTGACAACCGTGCCTACAAACGAAGAGGGGTCTTGTTTCATAGTGCTGTGAGTGTACTACGGGATGTTCATGATGTCTATGGGGATAACGGAACCCATTGGGTTTTACTTTTTTAAAAATTTTCACAGGTTCTGTGATGCCACCGTAGCCGTGACCATGCCACCGTCGGCCCTCCCCCCTCCCCCAAAAATCCCGGCACCCCTAGCCGCACCCAGCACCCCAGCACCCCAGCACCCGGCACCCAGTGGGTGCGCACCCCAGCACCCGGCACCCAGTGGGTGCAGCGGCGCAGCGCTTGAATGAAGCGCGAGTAAACCCAGCGGGTGCCATTGACCATTGGCCATTTGGGTCATGACCCATTGGGTACCAGGCCATTACCTGGTGGGTCAATCGATTGGGGGAAATTCACCCCAGTGGGTCAATAAATCACTGACCCAGCGGGTTTTTGGGGGCTTTGTGACGAATTGCCCTTTCGCGCAGGCAAGGCGAAAAGAATATAGGTTTCTGAATCGGTCTTTTATTTTGGAATCTCAGAAACCGACCCCTAGAAGCAAAAGGCGCAATTGTCACAACCTTACGATAAACTGACAAAGTGATACCCAGTGGGTAGGGAAAACACTTAGAAGATATTTTCGTAGGGGGGCTTGACAAGGTAAACCCAATGGG